TGAAACTGTAGAAAAACTTAGAATAGAAATGGCGCAACTTAAACGAAACATAAAAACAAGCACTATTTATAGGCAATGAACACTTTAGCTAACTACTTAGTCGAGCAGGTACTCGCAGAATTATCACAAGGAGTCATCGTTATGCTTCCGGGTGGCTTTAAGCCGCCACACATCGGTCACGTAGAATTGGCAAAGCGATATGCATCTCAACCAAACGTGTCTGAGGTTCGTATCCTTATTGGACCAAAAGAGCGTGATGGAATTACAATGGATCAGTCCATGGAGATTTGGAAGTTGTTATTAGGAGGTGCACCAAACATAAAGGTTGAGAGAGCACCAAACGATAACCCAATGAGAGCAGCTTACGAATATATTGAAACTGCGGAACCAGGAACCTATACATTAGGATCTAGCTCGAAGGGTAAGGATTACGAAAGAGTGAAGATGTTTGTAGCAGGTCATGCTCCAGGAACTGGAAAATACCATAGACCTGAGGTTAGTGTTGTTGAGTTACCAATTAACACATCACCACTCCTTTACAAAGGACGTACCGATAATCTAAACGGACAAGGAATAAGTGCTAGTGTGCTAAGAGCAGATTTAGCAGCAAACAACTACGATAATGTCAAAACAAACTATCCAGGAATATCCGACAACGTTACTAAGACTATTTACTCTGTCTTAAAAAAAAATGATTTATCCGAAGCTGTAGTCTCAGATTGGGTGAACAAGCTTAAAGCAAAGTTCAAAGAAATTCTTCAAGCAGTGAAAGAGGAGGGGGTTGAAACTAAAAAAGCATTCACCTTACTAATTCAAGCTGCACAAGGAAAAAAGAAACTAACCGACGAGGAAAAGGCTTGGGTTGGTAATCAAATGAAAGATGCACTCAAAGCAGCAGGCTTAGTGGCAGCATCTATACTCCCAGGAGGAACAATTTACTTTGTATTAATTAGATTGCTAAAACTAGAAAAATACACAATGCCGGATCGCTTTCTAAGCAAGAACGCAGCGTCAGCAGGCACACTATCTTTAATGGAGAAGTCATGGATGACACCACAAGGAAGAGGGCCTAATTTTGATAAAGGGATCCTCCAAATCAAGTCTTTAATGCAAACCTTCTTCGAACGATTGAAATCAGCACCAAGAGATTTGCAGAGAGATTTTGCTCAGCTATATGCGCACGTTACTAAGACAGGACGCTTGTTGCAGTCATGGGAATTAGATCAAATAACACAAAAACTAGAACCAATACTAATTAAGTCTGGTTTCAATGTAAAGCTAGACAAAAAAGAGCTTCCAATCGCACTTGTGCAGGCACTAAAAACGTTTCCAAAACTACAAGCAAGAGTGCCACAACAAGTGTTAGCTGAGCGTATGCTTTTGAAAGAAGGAGGAGCAGCTGGACACATGACTCATCCATACGAAGACTTAGACCTTACGTTTGGAGATGCACGCAATATGATTGACGCAGCTTTGAGTGGTAAAGTAGAGTTTGCTCAAGAAAAGTTAGATGGTCAAAATCTAATGGTCACTTACAAGGATGGTAAAGTTAGAGCAGCTCGTAACAAAGGACAGCTTAAAAACTACGCTGAAAACTCAATCACTGCTGATCAGTTAGACCAGATGATGGCAGGAAAAGGGGCAGTTCAAACTGCATTTGTTGAGGCTATGCGAGATATGGAATCAGCAATAAACAAGTTGGATCCAACACAAAAAGAACAATTCTTCCAAAACGGAAAACGATTCATAAATTTTGAAGTGCTGTTTCCTGGAACTACAAACGTAGTACCTTACGGAGCAACACAACTAAGACTCCACGGATTTAAAGAATATGATCAGGATGGTAATGTGGTTGATGAGGATTCTGAAGGAGCAGTTCAATTGCAAGCAGCAATTGACAAGGTTCAAGCGTCAAATCAAAAAACATATCAGATCCGCCATACAGATCCCATCACACTATCTAAAACTAAAGATTACGAAAAGCAAAAGGATGAGTTACTTAAGCAACTAGAGACTATTCGTAAGACATACGACCTTAAAGAGAATGATAAAACTTCACTCTACTTTCAAGCTTGGTGGAAAAATTACATTGAACAAAGAGCCAAAGAACTTGGTTACGAGATAGACGATAATACGTTACAGCAATTAATTAATCGCTGGGGATTTGGAAACAAGGAGGTGAACATTAAGAACATTCGAGCAATGATTAAAAATGTAGACTTCTTGAAGTGGGTAGATGATTTTGATAAGAATGGAGTATCAGCTCAGCAAAAGGAAGCAAAGCGACCACTTGAAAACCTATTCCTAAAATTAGGAGTATATGTCTTGCAGAACATTCAGCAGTTAGTATCTATAAACCCTAACGACACTGTACAGAAGATGCGCGACGAATTAGCGTATACTATTAAAGGGATCCGAGCAGCAGCGGCTTCACCAGAAATGCAAGATGACGACAAAGGTTTGAAGTTTCTAAAACGAGAGTTGCAGAGACTGCAAGACTTGGGAGGCTTTAAAGCAATTGTTCCGTTAGAGGGAGTTGTATTTAAGTACAACGGAAAAATATACAAACTAACTGGTGCTTTTGCTCCAATTAACCAGATCATTGGATATCTAAAATTTCAACGATGAAAGATTTATACAAACAATTAAAAGAGGCTGCTATTAAGCAAACTCTTCTCGAAAAGAAAGAGGCAATTGCTACGTCTGAGCACACCAACATGACACTACACTACGATTCAGATTTTAGCGAAGTAGGTGAGAGTGGTAATCCAGAGTTCAGCTTTAAGATCAGTGTATCTTCAACTGGAGGGAAAGAATACTTCAGAGGTGTTTCAGATAGCGAGGAGAGTGATAAGATTTCTGAAGCAGCACGACTAGAGTTACGTAGAGCAATACGTAAATTTGACAAATACGTAGAATTAATTCTACAAAAATACAAGTTACAATCAAGATGAGTTTATTTGTTACAACTGGAAATTCCAAAAAAGCCTACAAGGAAGGCGATGTGTGGACCGAGTCAGGAAAGACTTGGACAATTAAAAATGGCATCAAGCGTACCCTCACAAAGATGGATCAAGCGCGTAAGGATGTCTTAACCCCATTTTCATGTCCTAGCTGTGGAGGTGCTATGAAGCATCACCTAGATTCAAAAATGTGGACAATTCACAAGACATGCTTTCAGTGTGTTATTGATGCAGAGCATGAGATCATAAAAGCAGGAAAATGGGAGGAATATGAAAAATCAAAGATCACAGCAAATGCAGAGGCGTTTGTAAAAGATATGGAGTCAGCATTAAAGGAGTATGTTGACGAATCAGTTGCACAATCTCACGTTACTGAAAAAGGAATGGTAGAGCAGTGGAAGGATTCAAACAAAGGCTTTATTCAATCAGTTGTAGATGACGAACTCAATCAATTAAAAAACAAAGTCGAAGACTATAAGAGTAAGAAATGACAACAACAATCCTAGCAGTTATAGCAGCCGTAATATCAGGAATAGTAGGTCCTGTGTTGGTGTTATTTGTAAAGCAGCATTTGGATGATAGGAAATCAGAAAAGGAAGATCTTATCAATGAATCTGACTTGGGTGAAATGGTAACTGTATTGGAGTTTATCGAGGACATAAGAACGTCTTACGGTTTTGATCGAGTGAGCATTTGCCAGTTCCATAACGGAGGTAAGTTCTTAAACGGAAGGTCTATGAAGAAGTTTTCTATGACTTATGAAACAGTGGCTCCGGGGATCGAAAAGATAAAGCGTAGATACCAAAACGTACTAGTCTCCGAGTTCCCTAAATTATTCTCAGCAATGATGAAAGAGCCGTTTTTGATCATAAACCAAGAAGATGACGACTTTCCAGCTCTGAGAAGAGAGATGCAAACTAATGGGATTGTGCAGTCTGTAAAGATGAGCATTGTCGGATTGCGAGGAGAGGTACTAGGCTTCATAACTTGCCATTGTATAGGAAAGCCAAATGACTTAGTAGGCAACTACTTGAGACATGAGCTACAGGATAAAGCTAATCAAATATCGGGATACTTAGCTAAATAATATGAACGAGGATTCAAAAGGACTGTGGGCAAATATAAGAGCTAAGCGAGCTCGAGGTGAAGCGCCTGCACGCAAAGGATCTGAGGCACATAAAAAAGCGGTAGCTGCTGCTAAGAGGATAAATGCAGAAGAGGGTGTGTACGAGGTAACTATCTGTGAAGCGTGTGCATTATCGTTGATGGAAGCTATAAGAGATACTAAGGTTCAGTTAGGAGAAGCGGAGTATCAAGGACGCACCGTTAAGTTGGGCAAGCCAATGCAAGGTGACGTAAAGAAATTTAAAGTGTATGTAAAGAATCCAAAAGGAAACGTAGTTAAAGTTAATTTTGGAGATCCTAACATGAGAATAAAAAAGAGTGATCCAGCTCGAAGAAAATCCTTTAGAGCTAGACATAATTGCGATAATCCAGGACCAAGAGATAAAGCTCGATATTGGTCATGTAGAAAGTGGTAAGATGAAATTAAGAAAACTAATAGAGAAGGTTGATCCAGCCAAAATTGATGCAAACTTATATCCTAATAGGTTGAGTAAGGTCAATCAAAAACTCGCATCAACAGTGGTTAACAATTCAAGCCCAGGCGATGAGGATTTGGGTGATACGAAGAAGGCAGGTTTATCAGCAGATCAACTTAAAATCAGCCAAACAACAATGGACTTAGATAAGTTTATTGGGATGGGTATTGGTATGATGTGTAGATCTAAGTACTTTCCAAACGGTCCGGGTGGAGATTTAGGAGCAATCGTATCAAGTGATAACCATATCATGGACGGTCATCATCGATGGGCAGCTACAATTCTTGCCAATCCAAAAGCAAAAGTATTTGGTTTATTCGTTAGCCTCCCTGGTGAAAAACTAGTAGGAGTGCTTAATACGTGGACCGCTGCACGCAAACAAAAAGGCAAACCATCCACACACAAGATGGCTCAACTATCACCTGATGCAATTAAAGCTCGATTTATAGAGCTGGCTAGCAAGGGAGGTGGAGCACTTCCGGACGCTCAAACAATCCTACAAGGACTACAGCAGAACAACTACGGAAGCGTAGAGCAGGCAGCTGAGACTGCAGCAAAGAATTGGGCAGCCAACGCAAAACTAAGAGCAATAGAGTCATGGATGCCCGAAAAGATTGACATGCCAGCAATCGAGCAAAAGCAGCTAGCGCAAGTAGCTAGTGACATTCAGCAAGGAAAGATCGATCTTAACCCACCTTACAGCGAGCCAACAAAAAAAGCTGCCCAAGCAGCAGGTGTTGATATATCAGAAAAAACTATGAAAGCATCAGAATTTAAAAAACTAATCCGCGAAGAGGTTCATAGGGCCTTAAAACAAAAATCAATCGCAGAAAATAAAACAGTTCGTGAGCTCAAGTTTACATCAGCAGGTGTTAAGGAGCTTTTGAAGACTGTATTTAACAATCTACATCTACTACCTAAACTTGGCTTTGATACCTTTAAGCAAGTACTGGATTACATAAAGTTCGGCGATCAGGAAGAGCAGACAGAATTGGAGAATCGATTAAAGAGTTTAGGTGTTAATCTAGTATCGGAATTAAAACAACCAAAAAAGAGTGAAGTTAAGAAGAGCATTAAATGAAGCACTCTTACAAAGATTTTGTGAGGACCTAGAAACGGCAGCAGCACCAGCAACCGTTACTGGAAAACTCGCAACCCTACTCAACGAGTCTAAGCGATTAGTATTTGAACCATTTAATATAAACGCAAACGACCGTAAGTACTTTATAGCAGGCTCTGCTCGATTGTATCTGTATCCAGAGTTTATTGAAATTTTAAAACTCAAAACAATGGGTGATTTGGATTTTGTAATTCCTGGAAAGCAAGAGTGGTCAAACTTAAATGCGCATTTAGCAAAAAACCCTAATCCAAAAATCAAAGCAGAAGACGTAAAAGCTGGTCGATACATTCCACACGAATTGATCGAAGCTTTTGATGAGTGGATGCCAAAATATGACGAAGAAGCAGCTAGAGATTTTTCTGTGAGATCGACAGCTGATATATTAAAGAGCGCAAAGCTAATTGGTGGTTACTATTTTATGAGTCTGTATGATATCATGGATTACAAGCTCAACCTTAATCGAGATAAAGAAAAGCAAATAACTGACCTACTAATCAAATACCAAAAAGCAGGAAGTAGTTCGGAAAAGAATGAAATAAAGAAGTTTGTGTTGAGTTTATTCGCAGGAGATGAAGCCGAGGCTAACGATTTTCTAGCACCAGTAGTAACTAGAGCAGCAAAGCTCAACTAGTATTAACGAAACAAAATAGTATGGACGGTGATAGTCAGAAGAAAAACGAAGAAGGAGATCCTTCCAACCCTGACCCTTATATTGGCAACTTTTTTCAACCCACTTGGATTCGACGCGCTTTTCAAGATGGTGATGGACTGGACCGGTTCCTATTGGATTACGGATTTAATTTTCTATTGCGCTTCGGCGTTCTTCTTCATCTTGTACTATTTATTAAAGAAACGCTCTAACAATGAAGCTAATTAACCTTATACCCCTACGCGAAGTAGAAGAGAATGGAACCCCCGAGTTAATCGCAACTCCCTTCTTCCGCGAATTTCAAACGAAGCACGGCTATAAACCTCTATTTAAGTATCTTGGCACAAAAAACGAAGAGCATATCTTCATTGCCGATCTTGAGGATCTTGGTGCGTTAGAGCTTATTATCACAGATGCGCAGATCATGGCCAAAGTAACGGAAAAAGAGGCTGTGTTTGGCCTGATCTACACTTCTACTGGTTTAGAGAAAACAGACGCTACTGTGTGTAAAATGAAGATGAAAGATGGTGCAATCGAAGTGATGCACTACGATCCAAAAGATAAGAAAAACTTTGATGCCAAGACTACTAAGTTTCTCAGCCTAATCAACTAAATATGAACAAGAATTTAGAAAAATTAATATCATACCTACTACACTCAAGAACACAAGTGCATGTATTCCATTTGCAGACAAAGTCGTATGCAGAACACATAGCTTACGGAGCTTACTATGGTGGTATTGTAGATTTAATTGATGCACTAGTAGAAGCTTACCAAGGAAAGTATGACATCATCTCATCATACGAGTCTCCAGGATTGGAGAACTATAAGAGTGGCGATCAAGTTGTAACATACCTCAAAGCATTAAGCAAAAAAGTTGAGGAAGTGCATTCGTCTGTGAAAGATACATACATCCAAAACCAATTAGATACAGTTAACGAGTTGATAAACTCAACAATATACAAACTAAGATTCTTAAAATAATGAAGAAAGCTAAGTTGACTAGAGAACGAGCGCTACGAGAAGCAGTTCGTATCCTTGTAAGAAAGATGATAAAGGAAGCTGAGGAGGCTGAAACGGATCCAGCAGCTGAAGAAGCACCTGAAGACCCAACAGCAACACCGGATGCAGCTGCTAAACAGGAACCCGCTAAACAAGAGCCAGCTAAACAAGAGCCTGCGCAGCCAGAGCCAGCTCCGGAAGAAGAAGGTCTTAATCCAGACTTTCAGGCAGCAACTGATGCTTTCATGCGTAAACTAGCTCAGTCGACTGGAACACCGAGTGCTGATGATTTAATAGACATGATGTCACAGATGGTTGAGCGGTTTACAACTTCTAGCGAAGAGAGATTAAACCTACTTAAAGGAATCCGAAATAATACAGTACACTAATGAAAACATCGCAAATCATAAAAAGACTGAGAGAGGATTCTGCTTATCAAGAGTTCTTCCAAAAAGCAATGAAAAAGTTCGACATTTCGTCCCCTTCTGACTTGAAGGATCCAGAAAAGAAAAAGAACTTTTTTAATTACGTAGACAAAAACTACTCAGCTAAGAGTGAGGCGTATATTAGAGGTAAGTGGACTACATCTAGTTCTAGTGGTGGTACATACTTTCCAGCACACAGTGCTGATAGTGCAGAAGTAAAAAAAGCTAAACAAGCATTGGCTAGGTGGTTTACAAATATAAAAAAGAATTTACCTGGAAGCATGTCAAGAAGCGTATTAGACGATTTGTCAGATTTAATTGACGATTACGCATTAGCCTACGCTCAAGATGAAATCGAAGCTGCTGAAAAAGTAATGTCACGCAACCTCGGTGATGAGATGAATAAGCGAAGCATAAACATTAAGTAATTGCATGAAAATAGAGGTTACAAAAACAAACTTAGTTCTAGGCATAGTTATTGTGTTTTTGATTGGTTACATTCTAATTGTACGTAACTTTTCAAAAACCACCATAGACGATTCGAAATATCGAAATCAGATTGATAGTCTCAACAACGTACTTCTCGAGTACAAGAATAAGCAGCTTGACCTAGATAAAAAAATAGCAAACTACGAGCTGGATATTCGAAAACTGGACTTTCAAATAGATTCAGCAGAAAATAAAATAATCGAAATAAGAAACTACTATGGTGAAAGGATTAAAAATGTTGGTCGTTTTTCTACTGCTGAGCTTGACGACTTTTTCACAAAACGCTACAAGTAACGAACCACAAGTTTGTATGCCAGCTAGTCGAGCACGCAAAGTAGCTCAAGACTTGCTTCGCTTGGATTCACTTGCAGCTGAACACAATAAGACTCTTTTTGTACTCGAACGTACACAAACTAAGCTAGTTGTGAAGGACAGCATCATAAGCTCAAACGAAGAAAAGATTGCTGAATATCTTGAAGAGATTGGAACACATAAAGAAAAATATACAGTTGCTAACAATCGAGTTACCGAACTACAAGAGAGTGTAAGCACGCTACAAACAAAGAACGAAAACCTACAAGGTTGGATCAAAGGCTTAGGAGGAGGTTTGATTGCAACAATGACCACATTGATAACGATAATACTTGTCAAATAATATGTCAGATCAGCAGAAAACATTAAAGGAGATAATCAAGGAGGAGTACATAAAGTGTGCCCGTTCCGCATCATACTTTATGAAAAAATACTGCGTGATCCAGCATCCTACTCGAGGTAAGATTCCATTTCACCTATATCCATATCAGGAAGGTGCATTACAAGACTTCCAGGAAAATGATAGGACAATCATCTTAAAATCTAGGCAGCTTGGTATTTCAACATTGATTGCTGGTTACGCACTTTGGATGATTTTGTTTCAAAATGATAAAAACGTACTTGTAGTTGCGATCGACCAGAATACATCTAAAAACCTCGTAACAAAGGTACGAGTAATGTTCGACAATTTACCTAGCTGGTTAAAATTGAAGGCGGTTGAAAGTAATAAACTATCGATGAGGTTATCAAATGGATCACAAATCAAGGCCGTATCAAGTACCGGAACATCTGGTCGATCTGAGGCACTATCACTTGTGATCATAGATGAGGCAGCTTTCGTCGATGGCGCAGAAGAGTTATGGGCTTCATTGCAGCAAACATTATCAACGGGTGGTCAGGGTATATTATTGTCAACCCCAAACGGAACTGGTAACTTTTTTCACAAAATGTGGGCAAAGGCTGAGGCTGGAGAAAACAAATTCAAAACACTAAGACTACCGTGGACCGTCCATCCAGAGCGAGATCAAGTATGGCGAAATAGGCAGGAGGCAGAATTAGGAGCGAGACTGGCAGCGCAGGAATGTGATTGTGATTTTAGCACTTCTGGAAATACTGTTGTTTCTCCTGATTTGATAACTCACCACATGAATACCTTTGCAAAAGATCCTATTGAAAAGAGAGGATTTGATGGTAATCTATGGGTGTGGGAGATTCCCGATTACACGAGAAGCTATTTAATAGCAGCCGATGTTGCAAGAGGAGATGGATCGGACTTTTCTGCATTCCATGTAATTGATATAGAATCATGCACTCAGGTTGCTGAGTATAAAGGCCAAGTATCAACTAAAGACTTTGGCAATATGCTAGTTGCTGCGGGAACAGAGTATAACGACGCTTTGTTGGTAGTGGAAAACGCAAACGTAGGTTGGGCAACATTGCAGCAAATAATTGAACGTGGATATAAAAATCTCTATTACACACCAAAGGATAGTGGTTTAGATTCAGATAAGTTTCTCACAAAGGGATATGATCTAACAGACAAAAAGGATATGGTCGCCGGGTTTACTAACTCACACAAAGTAAGGCCTCTGACAATATCCAAGATGGAGTTGTATATTCGAGAGAATAGTTGTATAATAAGAAGTAAGCGTTTACTGGATGAATTGTTTGTATTTATTTACAGAGCCGGTAGACCAGAAGCTGCCTCCGGCTACAACGACGACTTGGTAATGAGTTTTTGTCAAGGATTGTGGGTAAGAGATACAGCACTAAGATTAAGGCAAGCAGGAATCGAGTTAAACCGAATGGCAGTAAATAATATAAAATCTACAGTATCTATCTACAAGCCTACCTTTAGTAACCGTGCTTTCAAAGTGAAAACTCAACACGGAAACGACGAAGACATTAACTGGTTGTTGTGACTATTTATTTAAAAAAACATTAAATGGCTGAAAGACAACAATCACAGTCCTTATTTGGTGCATTAAGACGTTTATTCAGTACTGACGTAATCATCCGCAATGTAGGAGGTAACCAGCTCAAGGTTATTGATACTAATAAATTGCAGTCAGATGGTAACTTAAAGACCAACAGAAGAGTTGACCGATACTCGAGATTATTCTCGACAATGCCAGGCGGAATGTCTATGCATGCAGGTCAGCTGCAACTTTATACTCGCTTGGAGTTGTTTCGTGATTACGAGGCAATGGATACGGATAGTATTATTTCATCAGCACTAGACATATACGCCGATGAGTGTACTGCTAAGAATGAGTTTGGAGATATGCTGGCAATTCAATCTTCAAATGAGAAAGTACAAAAAGTATTGCACAACCTATTTTACGACATCTTAAACGTTGAGTTTAACTTATGGCCGTGGATTAGAAACACAGTTAAGTATGGAGATTTCTTCCTAAAACTCAACATTGCAGAAAAATATGGTGTAATTGGTGTAGAGCCAATTTCAGCGTATGAGATGATTAGAGAAGAAGGAATGAATCCCGAAGATCCAAATGAGATCAAATTCAAAAGAGACTTCACAGCTCTATCTTCTGCTTATTCTGTAAGCTCAACACGAAATAGTGAAGAATTTGATAACTACGAGATTGCACATTTTCGCTTACTATCGGATACCAACTTTCTACCTTACGGTCGATCAATAATCGAACCGACAAGAAAAGTTTGGAAACAGATAACTCTAATGGAAGATGCGATGTTAATTCATCGTATCATGCGTGCACCAGATAAGCGTGTATTTAAGATTGACATCGGTAACATACCACCAAACGAGGTTGATGCGTTTATGGAGGGTATGACTAGTAAGATGCAAAAAGTACCTTATGTAGATCCTGAATCAGGAGAGTACAACTTAAAGTATAACATGCAAAACCTACTAGAAGACTTCTACCTACCAGTACGTGGAGCTGAAAGTGGTACATCCATAGAATCCTTAGCCGGGATTCAATACGACTCTATTGCGGATATCGAGTATTTGAGAAACCGATTACTAGGGTCTTTGAAGATTCCAAAAGCATACTTAGGGTACGAAGAAGATACAACTGGAAAGGCAACACTAGCATCACAAGACTTTCGATTTGCAAGAACGATCGAACGAGTGCAGAAGATCATTGTATCTGAGCTGTACAAGATTGCACTAGTACACCTTTATGCTCAAGGATTCCAAGACGAAGACTTAGTGGATTTCACATTAAGTCTTACAGCACCATCATCAGTATACGAGAAAGAAAAGGTAGAGCTTTGGACGTCCAAAGTGACTCTAGCTGGCGACATGGTTGAAAAGAAACTATTCAGTAGATATTGGGTATACGAAAATCTATTCAATATGAGTGAGCAGCAGTGGATGGAGGAGCAGGATAGGATCATACGAGATACCAAGGAGCAGTTTAGATTAGAGCAAATTAAGACAGAAGGAAACGATCCATCTAAAACTGGTCAGTCATTTGGAACACCACACGACTTAGCACAACTATACAAAGGTAATGGAGGCGTGCCAAAGGGATACGATGAGAAGATGCCAGAAGGTGGATGGCCTGGAGCTGGAAGACCGGAAGAGCCGGGAACTTATGCAACTCACAAGCATCCGTTAGGATGGGATCCACTAGGAGCCAAGAGTATTCGAAAAGTTTACGAACAAGAAAAGCGAATGGAATCTAACCGCTCATTGTTAAATTCATTAGAAAAGACTATGGGTAGTAAAAAGCAAGCACTCAAAGAAACATACGATCTTAGCGATGAAAATGATACAAAAGATCCAGATTTGTTAAGCGAAGATAATCTATTACAAGAGGAATAAACTTTTAGGGCATATTTATTACTAGATGAAAAAGTCAACACATTCTAAAATAAAAAACACTGCCATCTTGTTTGAGCTATTGACCAGACAAGTAGCAGCTGATACTATAAAGGGAGTGGAGAAATCTCCAGCACTTACTCTTATACGAGAGCACTTCAAACCTAATAACATTCTTACCAAAGAGCTGATGCTCTATCAAACACTGATGAACGAAAAGTTCTCGAGCCAAGATAAAGCAAACTACCTAATCAATACAGTAGTTAAGTTGAGAAATAAACTCAACACTAAAGTGTTAGGTGAATCAAAGTACAACCTAATTAGAGAGATTAAAAAGCACTACGACCTTACTGATTTCTTCAAAACCAATCTAAGTGAATATAAGCTATATGCATCTATCTATCGGGTTTTCGAAGGTGCAATCATCACTAAAGCTGCAGAAGTAGTTCGCAGCCGCTTTACTTTGTTAGAGCATTTGACCAAGAAAAAGACAAACGCAATCACTGAAAGCACTAATCCAGTAGGCGACTATATTAAGCAGGATGAAGAGGTGAGATTATTGGCTTACAAACTTATGATAGATAAGTTTAACGAAAAGTACGCCAGCTTGTCAACAAAACAAAGATCAATTCTTAAAGAATATATCAACAACGTATCCAATACAGTTTCTTTAAAGAACTTCATACTCAAAGAAGCTGATCTACTTAGAGCTAGTATCAAAAAGCATATTCCAAAAATCACCGATAAAGTGACCAAAATAAAGCTTAACGAAGTTAGCAATATGCTAAACTCATTCTCTAAGGTAAAAACTATAAAAGAGGAGAACGTATTGTCATTGTTGTTGTATCACGAACTCTTAAAGGAACTTAAAAATGTCAAGTAAAAGAAGACTTACAAAAGAGGATATCGAAGAGGTTCGCAACTACATTAAGAAGCTGCGCAAAGAAGGAAGTACGACAGCCAATGCTCCAGGTTTCCTTACAGCAGCAGCTTGGACTGGTGAAGAGGGTGGTGAGGGTACAAAAGCCATCGATGTTGAGGATGATCAATACGCATTTTCAATAAAGCCTTCTGAAAAGAAGCAACACTTTATTAAGTTGCATGAAGCGAATTACAAGGCTTTTAAGGAAGACGCAACATCTACTCATGTTCAAAAAATCAATCGCAGAATACTCGAAGTAAATAAAATGCTTAGAGAGATTTCGCAGGCATTGGATCATAGCATAAAGCTAAAACAAGAGTCAGCTGTAGATAATTCAAGATATTGGAAAAAGACCAACGAAGCGTTTTTGAAGATGAAGTCTAGGCTATCTGAGGTGAATAAGAAGATAGGCCAATTAGCTAATTTAAAGGAATTAGCAGCAAACGCTGTTAAAGATAAGTTATTCCAATTACTAACAAAAGCAGGAGTACAAGTATCAGCAGATGACATAGACTACAATCAAGTGGCAGCTGATCAGTATGAGTTTGACGTTATGATTGGAGGAGAGCCTTACGCAATAGATTACGACAAAGGTTTACTGGTTTATCAAGGCTACGATCAGGAGGTAGAGATAGGTAGCATCAACCAAGAGATGCAAGTTGTAGCTAAACTAGGACAAATTTTTAAACAATGAATAAGTCAGTATTAGTAGATTACATTGGATCAATCCAAGTGACTCCTGAGCAAATCACAGAGTCAATGGCCAAGAACGAAGGAAAGGTCATCGTATCTGGTGTAATGCAGCGTGGTAGTGATGGTAGAGATCAAAACTTTAACCAAAATGGTAGAAGCTATCCATTACCAATCTTAAAGCGTGAGTGCGAAAAATACAAAAATGTATTTATCAAAGAGCGTAGAGCTTTAGGTGAACTAGACCATCCAGAGTCTTCTGTAGTAAACTTAGCAAATGTGTCTCATAACGTCTTAGATATTTGGTGGGATGGAACCGACTTGATGGGTAAGATTGAAATCTTAGCAACACCATCAGGAAACATTGCAAAAGAGTTGCTACGAGCAGGAATCCGTTTAGGTATTTCATCTCGAGGAATGGGATCAGTAAAAAACCTAGGAGAGGGTAAAGTAGAAGTGCAAGATGACTTTGAAATTGTATGTTGGGACTTGGTTTCCAATCCATCTACACAAGGTGCATTTATGTCCCCATCCCTAAACGAAAGTGTAAGCCGAGGAGGATCAAACAAGTATTCAAAAATCAACTCACTAATTGGTGACATAATATCAGTAATGTAATATGAAACTCAAGAAAATAAAAGAAAGCATTGACCAAAAAACTACCCTAAACGAGAAAGCTGCATTCTTGCAGGAAGTTTCTCAGTTTAATGAGTATGGTAAGATAATTTACCGTACAGAAGGTATGCGAGAAGCAGCTGAAAAAATTAGTAAGGTTGTTGAGAACGCTGAGCGTATTGCTTTGCAAGAAACCGATGAATGGTTTGATGAAGTGACCGTAAAGCGAAATATGAAGTCTCTTCGTTCCAACAATGAGGCATTTAAAAAAACTGTTGGTGAAATCGCAAAACTACAACAAAGATTAGAAGCTTTGTATGAAGAGATGGGAGGAACATTAGGCAGATACTACGAAATTCACTAACATGAATAAGGCAGATAAATTGGTACTAAAGCTCATCAACGAAGTGTTGGATGAGTACATCTTCGAAGCTGAGGAAGAAGGTAATCCCTTTGCTGCAGCCGCTGACGCAGGAGGTGGAGATAAGGGAGCTGATGCAGGTGCTGAAGCAGGTGCCGATGCAGCCGCTGCTGATGGTGGAGGAGAAGAGGAGAAGGATAAGGAAAAGAAAGAAGCTCCTGCAGAAGATGCATTAAGCTTTAAATTTGACGTATCAGCTGCCAAGAAGTATAACACATCTAACTTTAGAAATGATACTGCAGTAGCAAAAAAAATAACAAAGAACGGAATACTAGCAACTGTAAAGCCAGACGACGTAGATGTTCTTATAGGTTTCGATGATATTACAGAACAAGCAAAATCTTTTTTTAAAAACAAATAATGAAAGCAAACGTAATTAGACTAACACCATTGTTAGAATCAATCCTGAGAGAAGAGGATATGAAAAAACAAACAGCAGCAATGGATGCTGCTATGGGTAGTGCATTTAAGACCTTAGGAGCTGAGTTTGAAGCCAACAAAGATGAGATACAACAAGACGTTGCACAGTCGCAGGGTGAGGTTAATGAAGCGTTAGGTATTATTGGTATTCTTGGTGTCATATTAGCAGCACCAAAGATTATTGAGCTGTTTGTGAAGGGTCTTGGTAAGATAGTGTCTGCGTGGAAGACTTACGTAAAACCAGGAGAAGCTAAGGGTAATGAGGAGGAGTTTGCGAAGGGTATTATGAATTTTGCTCACAAATGGCACAAAGCATATATTAAGGGTATTAAGTGGATTCTAAAGATTTCTGGAATTTACAAAAAAGCCGGAATCACAGGAGATGGAGCTCAAGAAAAAGCAGCAGAAATGTTATTCTATACAATTATCGCAGCAATGGCCATTTGGAGTGGAATTGGTGCTGGACAGGCGTTTGCTAAGGCAGTTTCAGGATCAGGTGGAGTTGGTAACTTTTCTCTAGCAGCATTTGAAGCAGCAATGGCCTCTATTAAAACCGCCGAAGTAACTGAGTTTATGGCAAAACTAGGATTGAAGATAACATAAAACTAATAAAAATACAAACTTTTTTTAAGAAAACCTACCCAAAAGTAGGTTTTTCTTTTTTTGCGTAATACTTATTTGCAAATACACTATCCGTATTATAGTGTCCTAACATTACGATCTATATTGTTGGCTCTCAATAGCCTCAGGACAAACAAAAAAGCAAAATGAACAAATTGTTAAAAGACGCAATCGCAGATGCTAAGGCTGTTCGTGAGACTGCATTAGCTAACGCTAAATTTGCACTTGAAGAAGCATTTGCTCCTAAACTACAGTCTATGCTATCTCACAAAATTAAAGAAGAGATGGAAGGTGAAGAAGAGGAAGCACCAGCTGAAGATGATGCAGCAATGGAATCAAGAATGCGCGGTAACGCTGGAATCTACGAAGAAGATGATGATATCTTTGGAGATGAGGAAGGTGAAGGTGCATCAAACGCTGCTGGGAACGATCCAGAAGCATTAGCTGAGGAAGGCGAAGATGAAGAAATGCCTGCTGAAGAAATGCCTGCTGAAGAGCCAGCTGAAGAAGAGGGTGAAATTTCTGACGAAGAGTTGGCAGAATTAATCCGCGAACTGGAAGGTGAAGAAGAAGAGGAAGGTTCAGACGAAGAAGAGTCACTTGAAGAAGGTGAGGACGAAGAGTATGAAGAAGCTCCTAAATCTGAAGGTAAGAAAAAGAAAATGAAGATGATGGAAGAGGAAGGTGAAGAAGAAGCGCCAGCTGAGGAATCAGATGACGAAGAAGTTGACCTAGAAGAAATCATCCGTGCATTACGTGAAGAAGATGAAGAAGGTGGTGAAGATTCTGAAAGAGCTGAAAAAGCTGAGGAAGAGTTGGAAGAAGCTTACAAAGTAATCAAATTCTTACGTAGCAAATTGAACGAAGTAAACCTATTGAACGCTAAATTACTTTATGTAAATAAACTAATCAAACGTGAAGGTCTTACAGAAGGTCAAAAAGTGAAAATCATTGAAACCTTTGATCGTGCTAAAAATGTACGTGAGGCTAAATTGATCTACACTACACTTGCTGAGTCAGTAGCTAAGAAAGCTGTTAAGTCTGCTGCCGTTTCTAAAAAGAGAATGGTAGAAGGTTTTGCATCTAAAGCTCAAAAGCCTACTAAGATTCTTCAAGAGAACAAAATCTACGATCGTTTCAAAACGTTGGTAAACTTTAACAGATAATTAACTTAATTTAAAAAGCAAAAAAATGAACTTGTTTGAAAACATTCATAACGAGAACAGAGGTGAAGCAACAAAGCCTCTAATCTCTAAGTGGTCTCGTACGGGATTACTTGAGGGCTTGAAAGGTAAGAATGAGAAGTCAACTGTGGCTGTCCTTCTTGAAAACCAAGCTCGTCAATTAGTAAAAGAAGGATCTGGAACAACTGCAGGTGTAGGTGGATCAGGATTCGAGCAGTGGACTGGTGTAGCTCTACCGTTGGTACGAAGAGTATTCGCTGAAATCGCTGCTAAAGAATTCGTTTCTGTACAGCCGATGAACTTGCCTTCTGGTCTAGTATTCTACTTAGACTTCAAATACGGTAACAACAAGAAGCCTTTCGGATTTGCTCCAACTGGACAAAACCAAACAGGAACACTTCAAGGTGTTACTAACCAAGTTGGTGCTCCAACTGATGGTCTTTACGGTGCAGGTCGTTTTGGTTACTCAGTAAACACTCAAGTAGGTACTGCAGCTGCTGCAACTACTGCTTCTGCAGGTGTTTCTGACGTAAACTACGATGGTCTATACACTGCTTCTGTAGCTACGTTGTGGAAAACTTGGGCTATCGCTACATCTTCTATCGCTAACTTTGATCCGTATGCAGTACGTTCGTTTGTTCCAGTTTCTGGATCAACTACACTAACTGCAGGTCAATACTTGCCAGCGTTTACAAGATTGTCTGGTGGTAATGTCGTATTCGTTGTAACTGCTTCTATCGCAGGAGCTGTTGGTACAGCTGCAGCAAACACTGCAATCAGCTACTCTATCCAGCCTACAAACGATAACAGAAATGACTTCGAATCAACTGGAGTAGACGCTAACAACCGTAACCTAGACACAGACTTGAACATCCCAGAAATTGAATTGCAAATGCGTTCAATTCCAGTAACTGCTAAGACTCGTAAGTTGAAAGCAAGCTGGACACCTGAGTTTGCTCAAGATCTTAACGCATACCACTCAGTAGATGCTGAAGGAGAATTGACAGCTATGTTGTCAGAGTATGTATCAATGGAGATCGACCTAGAGATCCTAGACATGCTTATCTCTGCAGCTGCTACAACTGAGTACTGGTCTGCAAAAGTTGGTCAAGAGTGGACTGGAGCAGGATTTGCACCAAGCCAATTCAACGGTCAAGCTTACATCCAAGGTACTTGGTTTGCTACCCTAGGTACTAAACTACAAAAAGTATCTAACCAAATCCATGCTAAAACTCTACGTGGTGGAGCAAACTTCTTAGTATGTTCTCCAGACGTTTCTACAATCCTTGAGTCAATCCCAGGATATGCAGCAGACGGAGACGGAAGCAAGTCTAAGTATGCAATGGGTGTACAAAAAGTAGGTGCTATGACTAGCCGCTACGAAGTGTACAAAAATCCATACATGCAAGAGAACACAGTATTAATGGGCTTCAGAGGATCTCAATTCCTTGAAACTGGTGCAGTTTATGCTCCTTACATTCCATTAATGTTGACTCCACTTGTGTACGATCCTAAGAACTTCATCCCAAGACGTGGTGTAATGACTCGCTACGCGAAAGTTGTTACTCGTCCTGAGTTCTACGGAAAAGTGTATGTAGCTGATTTGAACAACTATTAATAGTATTTCAAATAAACCCTTGAACCCCTCCTAGTGAGGGGTTTTTTGTTTTCCAAAGCTATTTATATGAAAGCAAAGTTACTAGTTCATGGAAGATCAAAAGCAGCCGCAGGCAAGAAAGTTAAGCAATCTCGAGAAGAGAAAGCCAAAAGGCCAAATCAAATTTAAGATAGAGTTAAATGAGGAGCAGAAGGTTGCTAAGGCAATCATCTACGATAATCCAATAGTCTTATTGAAGGGAATGGCAGGTAGCGGTAAAACACTCGTAGCATGTCAAATAGCGTTGGATATGTTCTTTAAAAGAGAAATCGAAAAAATTGTAATTACACGACCAACAGTAGCAAAGGAGGACATCGGATTCTTACCTGGAGATATGAAGGAAAAGATGGATCCATGGTTAGCTCCAATATATGCTAATCTTTATATGCTCTACAACAAAGAAGCTATTGATAAGATGGTATCTGAAAACTACATCGAGATTGTTCCATTTGCATTTATGCGAGGTCGTACGTTTCCAAACACAATGGTGTTAGTTGATGAGTGTCAGAATATAACACACACTCAGACTGAGATGATGTTAGGTCGTTTAGGTAAAGGCGGTAAGATGGTATTCTGTGGTGATTTAGCTCAGATTGATTTGAAATCAAAAAAGGATTCTGGAATCAGTTTCTTTGTGAGATTAGAAGAGCAAGTACCAGGAGTGCGAATCATATCTTTGAAAACTAACCACAGACACGAAATCGTAGAGAAAATCCTATCAGTTTACACTGACTACAGAGATTAATAAGTCAACGCTACTATTTATATCAAAATACGTAGTGGCAAGCAATTTACTTATTACGATACAAGAGTCTATCATACTTCCTAACGGAAACAGAGAGGTTCTTCAAAACACCAAAACGATATCAGGTGTTAATCAAACCTTACGTAGGATTGACACGATAGCCACATCACCAAGTGGATCAGGAATAGAAATCTTGAGATTTACAGACAGTGAAGCACAACAAACTGCTGGCTCATTTGTTAAGAGTGAAGTCAAGTATATACGAATAACTAACCTAGACGGTACAAACGCAGTAGAAATCTCTATTGTAAATGAGGAAGGATCTGAAGGAGAGTTTGTATTGTTTAAGTTAGATGCAGGAGAGTCGTTGATGATAGGTGGTGTAGATCTTGGGGCTAGCCAACCTGCTGACTATGTTCTACCAGGTATATGGGATGAAATGTATTACGGTTATTCTGGACAAGCTGATGTAGTTAGAGCTAAGGCAATAACAGCTCCTATTCAATTAGAATACTTTGTTGCATCAGCATAAATGATTGATATTTATTTAAAAACTACAAAATGGGATTAACTTATAGAGGTGACTTAGACCGACCGCTTAACACAGCAGAGATAGACGACAACTTTAGATATTTTACTGGCTCGCACGCAGTAACTGGATCAGTAACAGCAACAGAGGGATTTGTTGGAAGTCTAACTGGATCTGTGAATGGTGTAGCAGATAGTGCAGTAACAGCATCACATGCATTGTTTGCAGAAGTAGCTGAATCATCATCTTACGCAGCATTAGCGACAACAGCAGAAACAGCTTCTTATGTAGAAAATGCACAAACAGCATCTTACGTTGAGATTGCACAAACAGCATCTTATGTTTCTTTAGCTGAGTCTGCTTCTTACGTATCTGCAACCAACGTTGACGGTACTGTAGCCAACGCTACAGCAGCTGTAACATCATCCTTTGCAGCAGGTGCTTTCTTGTTCGCAGCTGTTGATCCACTTCCAACACCGGTTAATGGAGCCTTAATAGTTTCATCTAGCGGTGATTTATATTTTGGTAGCGGCAGTAACTGGAACTTGGTTAGCTTGTAGAAAATAAAACCCACTTTTGGATAAAATAGAAAAGACTCCAATCGGAGTCTTTTTGCGTTTTTACGATATTTATTAAAAACTATCACTATGAATATAGTAATTTGGCCAGGATCAAGTTCGTTCTATCCAGGCAAGACACCTTTCGGATATTATGACTTAGATTCGAGGTTTCAGTCGGACGCAGACCGAGTTGCTGACTGGTGCGCAAAGCGTTTAGGATATCCTATACTAGAGGTGGAATTGCAAGATGTAAACTTCTATGCTGCCTTTGAAGAAGCGGTTACCGAGTTCTCTACGCAAGTTAATATGAACAATGCCGCAGATTACATGCACACCCTAATTGGTGCACCAAACACATCAAACCTAAACGGAAAAGTAATATCTCCTAGCTTGAACAGAACAATTCAACTTGCAAAAGAATATGGAACTGAGGCGGGTAGTGGAGGTACAGTAGACTGGAAAAGAGGCTATGTAGATCTTATACCAGGACAGACCTTATACGATTTAGATACTCTATGGGCTGATGTCAACGAGTCTGGAAGTAAGATTGAAGTGAAGAGAGTTTACCATGATTTCTCACCAGCTATTGTTCGATACTTCGACCCTTATGTAGGAACTGGAGCAGGAACTCAGCAGCTATTGGATAGCTTTGGTTGGGGATCATATTCACCAGCCGTTTCATTCTTGGTAATGCCACTATATGCTGATTTACTTAGAATACAAGCTATCGAGATGAATGATAAGATTCGTAAGTCAAACTATAGCTTTGAACTTAGAAACAACCAACTGCGATTGTTTCCAATTCCAACATATCCAACAAAAGTGTGGTTTGAGTATATTGTAGAGGCTGATAGAGTTAATCCAACCAAGAACTCTCCAAGTGGTAGTGTAGTAACGGATCTAAGTAGCATACCTTTCAACAGAAACGAATACTACACAATCAAAGATATAGGAGTTCAGTGGATATACAAGTATACACTAGCAGTTGCTAAGGAGATGTTAGGATTAATCCGTAGCAAATATAGCACACTCCCTATTCCAGGATCGGAATTAACATTGAACGGAACTGACCTAATGGCGCAGGGAAGAGAAGATAAAGCTACACTAGTAACAGAGCTCAACACCCTACTTTTAACAATGGGCAGAAAGACACAGCTAGAAAACGAAGCTTTAATCGCTACATCAATTCAGCAGCAGTTATCGAAAGTACCACTAAACATATACATTAAGTAATGGCACTATTTGGTAGCAGTAGAGATATTAGATTTATACTCGGAATAAACGGGGAACTGTTAGATAATGTAATTCAGCAAGAAGTAGACTATTACAAACTACATATTCCAGATACAAAGAGTTCGGATCCAGTAACTAACCTTTATGGTGAGGGCTCATCACAAAAGGCATACTACAAGCCAGTTAGGATAACTTGCTTAATAGATAGAACTCAAGGTTTCCAGGCAGCACAGGATGATCAGTTTGGTATTGATGTATCTTCTACTTATATTTTTCGATTCCTACGTCCAAAGCTAGAAGAGGTCGGTCTAGTGCCGGATATTGGAGATATTATTGAAGATCGTGGAAACTATTACGAAGTGGACAACACAAACGAGATTCAGTTCTTTGCAGGAAAGGATAAAGATTACGGAAAGAATGTAGGTCCAGAGTTTGGTCGTAATATGTCTATTGAATGTACAACGCACTTAACGAGAGTAGTAAGACTGCAAATAGTAAAATTTAGATAATGTACACAAAAAAGAACTTACCAAAATCGCAGTACGAGCTTTCAAAGGGGGTCGAGGATAATCGATTCACTAGAGCTAACGACGTAAGGAGAGATGATGATACTCTTAAAGAGCTACGTATTGGTTTGTTTGATTTGGATTATTGCATTAAGTGGTATTTCGATAATGTGATACGACCTCAAATAACTGAGTTTGGCAAGCAAGTTCTAGTTCCAGTTATGCATGGAGCTCCAGAAAAGTGGAAGAACATGCAAGCAGATGGTTACTTTCGAGACAAAAATGGCAAAATACAAACACCACTAATATCATATAAGAGAACTGGTATTACAAAAAACAAAACACTCGGATCCAAAGTAGATGCCAACTTTCCACAACTCTATTTTACTGAAGAGATAAAGTACGATAAGCAAAATAAGTATGATCAATTTAGCGTATTGAACAACTCAAAGCCAATTAGAAGCTTTGTTACTACGGTAATTCCTGAGTTTGTTGACGTCACTTATGATGTTATTGTTTGGACGGAGTTTGAAGATCAAATGAATGGAATTGTAGAACCAATAATATACACAGAAGGTTCATTTTGGGGCGATCCAGAAAAGTTCAAGTTTAGAACTAAGATTGATAACTTCACAAACACTACAGACTTACTTCAAGATCAAGATAGAATTGTAAGAACAGCATTCTCGATCACAATGTTTGGATATATTATTCCAGATACACTTGCTAAAAACCTAAGCAAAAAGCAATCATCGAAAGCGTTCGACTCAAGGCAGCTTGTGGTAGAGACTACGGTGGATGTGGACGGTACAACGATGGATACAATAACAGAAGGAACACCAACTACAGTATCACAACCGATCACAACAGAGTCCCCAAATCCAAACAACTTAGTGAACATAGCACTTACAAGCTATCTAAATACAAATACAGCTAGACAAGCAACAAGTGTATCCGTTCCAGATACAGCTGTTTTCAGTGCATCATTCCTAATAGCTCCTACTGGCATACCACCAACAAACGCAGCTAGCTTTATGTTTTTCATAAATGGACAACACATAGAGCCTGCAGCGATTGTAAGTTTTGTAGATAATGGAAATGGAACGTGTACATTAGTTTTAGATATAGGTGAGTTAGGATTTAATTTAATAGCTGCGGATGAAATTGTAGCAGTAGGAAAATTTGCATAAATGCCAATACTAAGTAGTAGACAACTAGACCTCTCATCAATAACGGGTTCGTTATTAGGGACAGCATCTTATGCTTTAACAGCATCTTATGCTTTAAACGTATTAAACAACAATCCAAGTAGTATATTGCAAGGCAATATAACAGCTAGTGTTAGTACTGGAAGCTTTCTATTTCTTATACAGTCTGAGTCGCAAACGATACTATCGATAGATCAGCAAGCAGCTTTAGTATTGTCTAGCAGCGCATCAACCCCTTTCTTAATTAAGAATCACCTAGGAAGTAGTGTATTGGAGGTTAGTCAAAGTGGGCTTATCACCGTAGCGACACATTCAATAGAGTTGACAAACCCTGCACCAAACGGTGGTATTTATTTTACCTCAAACTCCTTTTTTGTAGGATTAGATTAACTTTAGTATATTTATAGCAAATAACAAGACATGGCAGAATGGAAAAAAGTAATAGTCTCTGGTAGCGATGCTCACCTCAAGAGTCTTTTAGTATCAAACAATCAACAAATATCAGGTTCAGTTGCTGACACACGATTGAGTGGTTCTTTTTCTGGATCATCTGAAGGGTTCTTCAGCGGCTACGCAAATTTACCTGACTTAACTCATGGAGAGGGTATTTCTCCATTTATGTACGATGGAGGAACAACAGCTACAGTAGCTGTCTCAGGAGCTGCACAACTTACCGATAACACAGTCACTAAGTGGAATAATGCGGACGGCAAGTTTGTTAACACAAACATCACAGATAATGGGACACTCGTTACTGTAGGAGTAGATGCTCAATTCAGTCAAGACGTTGTTATTGTTGGTGATGTCATTGTACAAGGCACTGCTTCCTTCCAAAACACACAAAACCTACTAGTAGCTGATCGCTTTGTTTTATTCGCATCAGGATCTGCTACAACTGGAGATGGAGGTATTGTTGTACAACAAGGTACTCAAAATATAGGAGAACTATTTGGATACGACTCAACAGCAACACGTTGGGGCTTTACATCATCGTTTAGTGCAGACAGCACAGGTTTTTCTCCAGCAGTCTATGTTGGAGCAGTTCAAACAGGAATTGGACAAACAGCAGCAAGCCCAGCTCCTATATACGGAGGAGCATCAAACGGATATGGAACTATGCACGTAGATACTGATGATGGTGAAATTTGGATTTACGCATAAATTTCTTAAAAAGGTTATGAGTATTTTAGACAAAATAAAGCAGAACGAAAATAACGAAGACAAAAAGGACGTCCAACTTAATAAACAAGAGTTGGAGTTCCTTTTGTTAGTAATAAAAGAATCCACCTTTAAAGGAGAGCATATAGAATCACTTTATGCATTAGTCTACAAATTACAGCAGCAATATCAAAACAGATAAGTTATGTACACATTACCAGAATATCAACTCCTTCGAGCAGGATTAGATGCACTAACTATACGAGGGGCAGATGCAAAGCTTGTAGCAAACTTACAGATCAAATTGGAGAAGGAATTAGATAAACTGTCCAATCCACCAAAATCGGAAGACTTAAAAAAGTAACCCCTATTTATATTAGAATAGGCTGTTGGCCGTAAGGAAGTAGGCATATACACGGCATAGTGTGTGTATCTAACCGCAGCAAAAAAAAATTAGTATGCCAAACTGGAAAAAAGTCATTACATCTGGCTCCGCAGCTGAGCTACAGTCTTTGTTTGTATCTACAAGCATAACAGCTTCAGATGCCTTGTTCACTAGTTCCCTTCGCGTCACAGGACCTACCCAAATAACCGGCTCTGTTAATGTACAGTTCGGCAACGTCAATATAAGAAGCAATGCATACTTCTTTAATGGATCAAACACAACCGGTGTTAATGTATCTTTAATAGGCGTAGATAGTAACAATGTAATTAGAATTGGAAATCAAGGATATCTTAATGAAATTGAATCTGCTACTAACATCGATGGTGATACACAAATAACCGGCTCGTTAAGTGTTACAGGATCGGCAACATTAATAGGAGATTTACGAATTACTGGATCTATTCTCGCAACCGGTTCTCACATATCGTCTGTAGATTACATCGACTTTGACACTGGCTCAGCAGAACCTGCATGGAAATCCGGACGAGTGTTTTGGAATAACACTGAAGGAGCATTATCCGTGTACAATGCTGAACAAGATATTACACTACAAGTAGGACAAGAAAATTGGACGCGCGTTAGAAACAATACTGGTACAACAATAACAAATGGTACTGTTGTAAGAGTTATAGGATCGCAAGGTGATGCCCCTACAGTAGAAAGAGCACAATCTATAGCTAAATCGGGTAGTATAAATGTAGATACCCAAGTACTAGGTGTGGCAACTCACAACATTGAAGATGGTAGTTTTGGGTATGTAACAACACAAGGTTTAGTTCGAGGATTAGACACAAATGCCTTTAATGATGGTGATACTTTATTTGTAGGTACTGGTTCAGCTGGCGTGTTGCAAAGTACAGCACCGCGCGCTCCATATGAAATCATTCCCGTAGGTGTATGCGTAAAAGCTGGGCCTGGTGGCAGTGGCATCATATATGTTGCAGTCCAACAACCACTCGACTTTTCAGATTTAAGCTCTGTGGAAAAATCCGGCTCTTACAATTATGGTGATTTGTGGACTTATGTTCCAAGTGGGTCTTTTGGTGTTTGGAAACATACTAACCAATTATCTGGATCGTATGGTCTCACTGGATCACTTAGTGTAACGGGATCATCTACTGTAATTGGATCTTTAGCGTTAACCGGTTCTTTAGATGCATCTGGCAGCTTTTCTGTAACTGGTACTCAAACATACACTGGCTCATTTAAGGTTTCCGGATCATTTGAAGTAATTGGTCCACAAACTAATACGGGCTCTTTGTTCATAACGGGCTCATCAACGGATAAGATTGAACTATTAATTCCATTAACTTCGTCAAATACTGTTGTTGATGGAGATCTCCAGGTAAATGGTGCTTTGACATTGGCTGGAGGTTTACAATTTGGCCCAACATTTGCAAC